GTATTGAGACTTTTTTCCAAGATTGGTGGGGGCAGATACGAGCCTTGGCCTGGTTGGTAGCATGGCTGAATCGACAGCAGACACGCATGGAAGTACGCATTGAGTCGCTGGAAAAGAAAGTTGAAACGCTGTTCATTCTCTGGAACAAGCATATGGACAGACTCATAGACAAGGGAGACAAGAAATGATTCCATTACTGATGAAGATGTTTGGCAGCGGTGACGTAGTTAAACAGGGGCTAGACCTTATTGACAATATGCACACTTCAACAGAAGAAGAAGTTGCTATCAAGTCAAAGGCAAAGACAGACTTGCTTGCAGCGTATGCCCCATTCAAATTAGCCCAGCGATACCTAGCCCTAATGTTTACGGCGATGTTCTTGTTCATCATGGCGAATGGCGTGGTCGGTGCATTGTATGGTATAATCGAGATGGAGAATGTCGAGGCTGCTAAGAAGTTTGCCAGTGAGATGTGGCTTGGCGAGATTATGCTGGCTATTGTGGGGTTTTATTTCGGTGGCGGCTTGGCTGAGTCAGTAAGGAAAAAGTAATGGCTAAGAAACCTACAAAGCGCAAGTCTACCGTCAACGCTGCGGGTAACTACACCAAGCCTACTATGCGTAAAAACCTATTTAATAAAATTAAGGCTGGCGGTAAGGGCGGCAAGCCTGGTCAGTGGTCTGCAAGAAAGGCTCAGATGCTGGCGAAGCAATACAAAGCCAAAGGTGGGGGATACAGATAATGCCTCTCAAGAAATCACAACGCAGTCTCAAGTCTTGGACAAAGCAGAAGTGGCGTACCAAGTCAGGCAAGCCCAGCACACAGGGCAAGAAGGCTACGGGTGAGCGTTATCTGCCTTCTGCGGCTATCAAGTCTTTGTCATCGGCTGAGTATGCCGCTACTACCAGAGCCAAGCGCAAGGCTACCAAGGCTGGCAAGCAAGTATCTAAGCAGCCTAAGAAGATTGCTAAGAAGACAAGAAAGTTTAGAAAAGTAAAATGATTGACCTTGATGTGTTGCGAGAGCAGCTTGAGTTTGACGAGGGCTGTAAGTATGAAATCTATAATGACCACCTTGGTCTTGCCACATTTGGCATTGGGCATCTTGTTCGTGAGGACGACCCTGAGCATGGCAAGCCACTAGGCACACCCATCAGTGAAGAGCGTGTCATTGAGGCGTTTGAATCTGACATAAAAGAAACCATCAAGGGCTGTGTTGACACCTTCGATGACTTTTACCTGCTACCTGAAGAGGTTCAGCTTATCATTGCCAACATGATGTTCAACCTGGGCTACCCACGATTCAATAAATTTGTTAAAATGATTAAGGCTATTGATGCCCGTGACTGGGATGAGGCCGCAAATCAGATGGTAGATTCAAAGTGGTACAGGCAAGTCCCGAACAGGGCGAAGCGTTTGGAACACAGGATGAGAGAAGTAGCAAATGCCTAAGACACCAGCATGGCAGCGCAAAGCAGGTAAGAACCCGAAGGGTGGCCTTAATGCGAAAGGCCGTGCGTCTGCTCGTAAACAAGGCATGAACCTGAAAGCACCAGTTAAAAAGGGTGATAACCCTCGAAGAGCAAGTTTCCTAGCACGAATGGGCAATATGAAAGGGCCAGAACGTAAAAATGGGAAGCCAACACGGTTGTTACTATCGCTTAAAGCGTGGGGTGCGTCCTCGAAGGCTGATGCCAGAAAAAAGGCCGCAGCAATATCTAAACGAAACAAGTCCAAGAAAGGAAAAAAGTGATGCCAATGGGAAAAGGAACATACGGCTCGAAGCGTGGTCGTCCTGCGAAGAAGAAGATGGCAACGAAGTCAGGTGGGTTGACTGCAAAGCAGAAGACATTGCCTAAGGCTTTGCAGCAAAAGATTATGAAGTCAAAGGCGAAGAAGAAGAAGTAGATGTATCAAGTTTTTTCTTGATGCGGTCATACAACTCTTTGTAACCTTCAGACAGTACCGTTCTTTCAGAAGACATTACTGTAGTGTGGTCTCTGTCTATGTACCTGCCAATCATAGGGTAACTGGCTGTTGTGTATTCTTTTGCAAGTTTACAGAACACCGCCCTTGATTGTATTAGGCCAAAGTTTCTTCTTTTAATTTTAAGGTCTCGCTGTGTGATGCTAGACTCAAGGTGCATTACCCTCATAACTTCATGTAGGGTTTTCTGCTTGTTAGTCATCAAGTGACAGTCTGAATCCGTCACTTCCTTTTCTAGCGGCCTCCCGCAACTTTCGCACTTCGTCAAAACAGTTTCTCCTCTCACTGTAACAAAGGGTTTGTCCTAACCCATTAACAACCCAGCCGCCTGACATGACATAATGTATATGGCCACAATCGTCACAGGCTATATGTCTAAGGTCTTGCCCTCTCTTTTTAGACCGTTTCTTCCTTTGACCAGGAAACATTAGGACTGCCACTTGCCATATGTAATGGCGATGTAACTCCGTGTTTCGTCTGGTTTCGGTGCGGCATGATGCCAGTCTGCAATGTAACGATGCTCTTTATTAGGTGTAGATTGTTTGTTTTGATGCACTTCTAGTGCAGCCTGAGCCTCGCCAATATCCCAGCGGTTAGCCTCTGCCAACTCGTTGCCATTTAGTTGCCTTATTTCTGCCATGGGAATCCACATAAGCGTGACCCATTCAGCACCAGTATCACGCTCTTGGACTAGCCAAGCATTATTCCGTTCTTGCGCCATATGTTTCTCTCCTTTGGTTATGCAAGCCCCGTGCTATTAGTTCCTGAGCCATCTCAAACATCTGCTTTGATGTCATTTGTCTGAACACTGACCGCCCGTCTATGGTGATGAGAAGCCCATCATCATAAACGGCGACCAGGATTTGGGGTTGTGACTCCATTACTAGAAAGGAATCTCGTCATCATCAAGAGACAGTCCACGCTTTACCGCAGATGTATCTGCCAGTTTCTTCATACCACCTTGCTTCAGGTCGTTAGAAAGGCTATCTGTTGCGCGGTTCTCATCTGGAACTGTCAGGCTAATGCCCAAAGAGCCATCGTTCTCCTCGAATACACTGACGCGATACTTGACATCAGCCCGAAGGTGAATGTCTGCTGGCGCACCGTCCTTGTATGGGGTGAACTTGCTGTTGCCCCACTTGGCAGAGCCTTTGTCATTGGGGAATACCTTGATGTTCATTACTTTTTGATAAGCCATATTTCTCTCCTTAGTTAAATTCGGCTAGTTTCTTTTCAAAGAGTGCCATGATGTGCTGCGCTTTGTCAGCATCACGGTCACGCATCTCTTTAATGCGAGGTTTTACCTCAACAAAATAATGTTCGACTTTGATGCGCTGGTTTAAAGAGCGTAGTTTCCCAGCAACTTCCATATAGAAGTCCTTGTCTTGCTCACGCTGTCTATCATTTTGGGGTTCAGGCGGCGGCGCATCGGATTGGGGAGGAGGGCCATCTGTGCTGCCACTCACCTGAGACTTGAGGTTCTGTTCCTTGCGGCTGACTGCCTCAATCTCATTAGCACTGGCATACTCACCACCGCTGAGACCAACGCTTGCCAACGCACGGCCTACGGCTGATGTTTCGCAGTTCTCAAGGGCAGATGTCTTGTTGACATGACCTTCGCCACGAATTTCTTCAGCCATACCAGAACCGATAACAATACCGTTTCCGTTAGTGATTATAGCCTTTACCACCACCCTGTGTCCATCGTCAACGATGACCTGAGTATCAACCCCGTAATCTAGTCCAAAGACCTGTCGGAATGCTTCCATGCGGTGTACTACTTGAGTATATACTTTACCGCCACGTTGCGTTACGCCATGTTTCTTGCTGAACTCATGCACAAGCCCCATAGCATCGAAGATTTTATTGGTCATCTTGTTCCTCTTCTAGTTTGTCGAGATAATTACTAACCATCCGCATTGTAAACAAAAGTGTTTCACCTAACTCGTCAACTTTCTTTTCAAGCCTATTTATACGAGCCATTGTCAGGTCAATAGCCTGAGCGTGTTCCTGTTCTGTCTCAGTCATAGTTTACCCCCTTTGCCAACTGCTTCAGGTTTTCCCTTGCCTTGGCTTGTTTCTTTCCGTGAAAGTTACCACGCTTTTGATTGGCGTAGGAACGGTTTGCTTGATTGCGCTTCCTTTCTGGAATCTTAGGAACGCCAAGCAGTTCATCGAGCATCTTGCCGAAGT